ATAACTAAAATCTCTATTTTACCAAAAATACTTTATTCAGACAAAAACGACAAATATTATTTTGATGATTATGATTATATTAATAATAATGATTTTATATATTTAACGGCAATTGATCCTAATGTACAAAAAACAATAACTTCATTAAAGGCTGAATTTAAAGCAAAAGAATTAGAGTATAATATAGCCAAAACGTTATATGAAACAGAAATAAAAGGAACAACGGATATTAAATTAGAAAACGAAAATGAATATGAACCACCAACCTTTAAAAATATAATTACTAGATTATTAGAATTTAAAGAAGGGACATTAACACCATCAATCAAATATACCTCAGAGGCTAAATTAACAGATATTAATACAAAATTGGCAACTATTTCAAAGATAATTAGTTTAATTACTAAACAATATCCTGATATTACAATTGACGATGGTGAGGGTATTCCATATCAAAACATAAAATAACGTATATTTATATGTAAATAAACTTTTAAATTTTCTATTATGAAACTTACAAGAGAGCAAGTATTAGGTATTGTTAGACACGCATTAACGTTTGTTGGTGGTATCGTTGTGATGAAAGGATTGGCTGACGAAGGTACTGTTAATGAGATCGTTGGTGGTGTTATAACATTAGTTGGTGCTGTTTGGTCAGTTATTGCAAAAAAATAATTAACAATTGACTTTTTTTATTTGAGCCCCACTCAAAAGGTGGGGTTTTTTAAATTAAGATATATTTATTAAGTAAAAATACATATATGGATTTTAATTATGATGATGAATTTGGTGACGATAACTTTAATCATAAAGGAGATTTTACCGCACAAGACCTATTAGATTTTTTAGAAGATTTAGAATTTGATGGTGTTGATTTATCTGAAATAGCAATCGCGGTACAAGATGGTCACAGATTAAATGAAATAAGAAAAGTAATTGATGAAACCGATAATGAGGTTATAATTTTGATAAAATAGTATTATGATAAGTGGATGGGTTGAATTAGCAATAGCATTTGTTACGGGGGTTATAGGACCAATTATGGTTCTTTTTTTTAAAAATAAGTTAGAAAAGAAAGAAAAACCTGATATGGTTACAGAAACACTTAGGGTTTCTGAATTGGTTACTAATAAAATAGAACATATAAAAGAAGAGTTTAACGCCGATAGAGTTTGGATAACACAATTCCATAACGGAGGTAATTTCTACCCAACAGGTAAATCAATGGCTAAGTTTTCGATAATGTATGAAACTGTACATCCTGGTGTTGCCTCAGTTCAAGGAAATTTTCATAATATACCAGTTAATTTATTTTCTAAATCAATTAATCAGTTATTACAAAACGATGTTATTGAAATTTCTGATTTTAAAGATGAAACAATTTCTACTTTTGGTTTAAAATATATTGCCGAAGATACTGGTTGTAAATCAGGTTATTTATTCGCTATTAAAACTATAGATGATAAATTCATAGGAACATTAGGTCTTGATTATACAAAAAGAAAAACTAAGTTAGATATTGAAGCAATTAATCATTTAATGGTACATGCAACATCACTTGGTGGTGTTTTAATGACACACTTACAACAATGAGACAACAATTAATCGAAAATTTAATATATAGAATTAAAAATAAGTTAATTAATGAAAGAAAAACTGATGAACTTTCATTAAAACTTTCCAGAATGGTTATAAAACAATTTAAAAAAGACGAAGATTTTGAACTTTATGATTTAACTTTTGAAAGAGGTGACGAATACGCTGTTTTTGATTTTAAATGTTATTTTTTAGAAGATGTTGATTTAGATGACCCCTTTTCAATTCATGCGGAAGCAGATATGCAAGAAATATACATGGAAATAACATTTAATCCACAACATTTTCCTGAAAGTATGGAGGATTTAGTTGCTGAAGTTAAAGAAACGATTGAACACGAATTGGAACATGTTGAACAACAAAATTTTGAAGACATGGATATTGAAAGACAAGACGATATTGATGACGAGGACGAAGAATATAATTTTAAATATCTTACATCAAAAGTCGAAATACCCGCATACGTTAGAGGACTTATAAAAAGATCTAATACCAAAAAAATATCATTATCAGACGCAATGGAAGAATGGTTTAAAGAAAACAAAAGAAAATTCAAAAACCCAAAAACAGATTGGCCAAAAGTTAAAAAAGTTTGGACATCATACGCAAATGAAATGAGACAAAAAGAAAGAGTAAAAAAATTTAAATAATATTTGTTTATTCAAAAAAGGTTTAATACCTTTGTTCTAAAATAAACAATATGTCAAAATTTAAATCTTGGTTAAGACGACAAGTCAAAAGAATGAAAGTCCGTTTACGTAAATGGAATAGAAATCACAAAGTTTTTAAAGCACCTGAAATCGTAAATGGTTACGAACCAATATCTTGTGCTATTGTTAGAAAAATGATTTTACATCCCGACTCAAAATTTACAATTGCACCACTATCAGAAAAAAGATATATTGTTAATAAAACTGTTGATATTTTTGTAATAATTGAAGATACTAAAGTTGAAATTACAAATCACGTATATCATTATGTTGTCACTTTAAGTGAAAGAGATATTGATAAAATAAAAAAACTTTATGATCAAAAAGTTGAGGACGAAAGATTGACTTATGAGGATCAGATTAAATCACAAATAAAAAATACGTTACATACAATTTATGATAAAATCAATAAATAATAACCCAATAATTGAAACACCAAAAGGTAAAGGTGAATTGGAGAAAATTTTTGTATCTGATCTTGGTTTTTTAATGATTAGAATTGACAATCTTGATGGTACTTTTACCACATATAATTTAGGAAAACATAATGTTGAAGATAACATATTTTCAAATCAGTTAATGAAAAATGAAAAAAGTGAAATTAATTTATTGTGATAAACAATACTTTGGTTTTATTGAAAAAGATAAACATTTTTTAGGTGGTAAAAAAGTAATTTTTGATTTAGAAAATAATACGGGGGTGATTATATCAATAAACCTTGTAAAAATAATTGAAGATGAATACACTGGATCTACACGGAGTTAAACATTCAGAAGTTCAAGTTTTACTTGACAAGTTTCTTTGGGAAAATATGAAAAATAATCAAAAAGAAGTAGAGGTTATTACTGGTCAAAGTGAACACATGAAAAAAATAGTTAAAGATTGTGTTGAGGATTATATGATGAATTGTGAAGAAGATTTTTTAAACAAAGGAAAACTTATAATAAAATTAATATGAAAGAATTAAACGACGGCGAGCTTTTAGATTTGGCTCGGAAAAATTTGGCAATTGCCGATAAACACATGCACTCAACATTAATCTTAACCATTGTATCGATTGTACAATCTATCTTATTATTTTTTAATTTTGTTGGAGTAGTTAGTTTTTTAATTGTATACCTAATCTGTTTTTTATTATATCTCTATCATAGAAAAAAACAAGAAAAATATATGAAGATTGTTGACGAAGCACTTAAAGAATTTACATCAAGAGAAATTTGATTATGAGAAATATTATTTTTATACTTACACTTATAATAATGTCTAGTTGTTCAAACTGGCAATATAAAGATTTCACATATTTAAAATGTAAAAAGTTAGATAAAATTCACGTTCATTTATATTATCACGAAACATGTGAGTGGAGTTGTTTGAATATTGATAATGAATATTATTTAGTTGTTGATACTGTTAGAATTAAATATAAAACAGATAAAAACGGGGATTTAAAAAAATTAAAATTAATAAAATGACAGAAAGAGAATTGATACTTTTAGGGTTTAAAAGTGAAGAAATTAAAGAACACGATGAAGACGACTCCTATTACTATGTACTTGATATAGTAGATGGATTAACTTTTATTACACCAACAAACGAAGAAATAAAAGATGATAAGTGGTATGTTGAAGTATTTAATACGGATCCACAAATTCGTTTTACTGAATTTGGTGAAGTACAAGGATTAATTAACCAATTAACAAAGGCAATAATAAAAAAATAAAAATAAAAAAATGGAACAAGACGGTAGAATTTTACAAGGAGCATTAATGGAACAACATAGAAGAATCATTAATGAAATTGCAGACATTAAAGCAGAAAAGTTTGAATTAACTGAAGAAGATAAACAAAAAATATCAAAATTAGAATTACAACTAAAAGAAGTCGCTCAAAGACTTTACGTACTTTATAATAAGTAATTATGAACAAAATACCAACACACGACCCACAGACCGGAGAACTTAATCCGTATTATGAAGAACTGACAGGAGAAAAAAATCCATTATCGAAAGATGAACAAAATGAAAGTTTCGATATTCCAAGTTTTGTCGGTAGAAAGTTTAGGTATAATGGAAAATACGGGTTATCAACATGGACCGATACTGTTAAAAGAATATCATATAGACAAGGGATAGTATTTGATAAACCATTTAAGATTAAAGTACCAAAAAAAGGTGAAGAGTTTAAAGCTGAAAAAATAAACATTATCGGTTATAGAATTATATTAGATGTTGTATCTTCAAGATCCGGACAAGTTTATGAGTTTGATAATTGTGTTTTTATTAACGATTAAAATATGAAAAATGAAATGAAGTTTTTTAAAGTGTTTCTAATGTGGTTAGGTTTTATCACAATCGGAACAATGTTCGGTGAGTATGTGGTAAGTAGAGAAGTAAACGGATTCCTCCAACTTTTATGTTTCGTTGGTGTTGTTGGGGTCCTTATGTATGTAATAAATGAAACAATAAAATTATTTAACAAAAAAAAAGAAAAAAATGATTAGTACTTTAATTTTTATTTTAGGATTGGTAATTGCAGGATTTATTGCATTTACAACAAGAGACCGAATGTATGTAACAGGAACTGACAGATGGGGTGATAGTAAAGAGATGTTTAACACAATGTGGATACTAAAACCAATTGGTATTTTTGTCTTAGGTATTATAATTAGTGGTATCCAACCTTTTGCACTTGAAAGAGTTGATGCGGGACACGTTGGTATCAAAGTTAATTTGACGGGAGACAAAAGAGGTGTTTCAAGTTATGAATACAAAACAGGTTGGGTAATGTATAATACTTGGACAGAACAGATGTTAGAGTTTCCTACATTCCAACAACATATTGAATATAAAGATCAGACTGTTATCACAAAAGGTGGATTTGCAGCAACAATTAAACCAAGTTTTAACTACTCACTAAAACCAACAGCAATTGGTAATATGTTTGAGAACTTGAGATTGGATATAAAACAAATTGAACAAGGATGGTTAATGAACGCAATTGTCTCTTCAGTAAATGACGTGGCTAATAAATGGGAAGTGGATGCGATCTTTAATAAAAGAGAAGAATTTGAGGCGGCCATTGTTGCTGAGTGTAATAAAAGATTATCTAAATGGTTTGAAGTATCACAGTTAAGAACTAATATCACACCGCCAGAGTCTCTTCAAAAGGCAATTGAAGGTAAAACAAAGGCGGTTCAGGAGGCACAGGCGGCGACACAACGTAAGTTAGTTGCAGAAGCCGAAGCTCAAGAAAAAATCGCAATCGCTCGTGGTGATTCGGCAAAAGTTATAATTGACGCACAAGCTTTGGCCTTGGCAATGAAATTAAAACAAAAAGAAATAACTCCTCTTTATGTTGAATATTTGAAAGCACAAAGTTGGGACGGAAAACTTCCTACAACAGTTGCGGGTGGATCAGGAACATTTTTAAACATTAAATAATATGATAAGAAATTTTAGTTTTATAATTTTATTTATAATATTAACATCTGTATTATTTAGTTGGTTTGTGTACATCTCAATCCAAAATGATAAAGTTTGTGATGAGTTAGTAATATTAAATGACGGATCACAAATTGAAGCAACACAGGTATTATCATATGAAAGTGGAATGAGTACCATAAAAATGTGTAACGGACAATGGATGGACACACCAACCGTTAATATAAAGATGGTCAAACCTATTGAGAAGTAATATTAAATCCCATCTTTATCGGTGGGATTTGTTTTTTTAAAAAAAGTTTTGTATCTTTGACCTATGAAAGGAAAACTAATTAAAACCGATTCCAATTATTATCTGTATGTTGATGGAAAAATAATTGCGTCAACAGAATATGTTGAAGGAAAGCAAAAACTCTTCAAACAAAACTGCGATGAGATATTTGGATTTATTGATGTTGTATATAAACAAGTTAGAAACGGATTTGATGGAGTTATAGATTCATTCACTGAAGCATTTGCTAAAGAATGTATCAACAAAGCAATGGAGTTGAATAAAGATAAGTTGTTTACTTTGGAGGATATGAAAAGGGCTATTGATAAAGCAAAACAAGGTAGTGTAAAAGAAACCCATAATGGCTATGGTAGACCAACAGAACCAAGATTTGTTTTAGATGATTTATCCTATGATGAAATAATCCAATCCCTCCAACAACCAGCAGAAATTGAAGTTGAGATTGAGATGATATGTCCTCATCCAATGGATACTTACAGATGTGGGTTACAGTATGGTTGTGATGGAGATGGATGTAATCATCCTAACCAAATCCCATACTTAGACTCAGAAGGGTGTTTAATACTTAAAAGAATATAAAATGGAAAGATTAAAAAGTAAAGTTGATTGGGTGTTAGAGCAACACAGTAGTACGAATCATATGTATGACAAGTATTTACCCTACGAATTTCATTTAAGAATGGTTGTGAATGTTTATGAGAAATTTAAAGATATTCTGGACAATCATCATGGAGTAATTGACAACCAAGTTAATGTTTATTTAGCTTGTTGGGCTCACGACTTGATTGAGGACACTCGTGTCACATATAATGACATCAAAGAACAATTAGGTGAAAATGTTGCCGACATCATTTACGCATTAACCAACGAGAAAGGTAAGAACCGTAAAGAACGAGCTAATGAAAAATACTATGAAGGTATTAGAAATACTCCAGGAGCTGTGTTTGTTAAACTTTGTGATAGAATAGCAAACGTTCAATATTCAAAGATGACAGGTAGTCGTATGTTTGAGATGTATAAAAAAGAGAACATTGACTTTATGGTTAGTTTGGGTAGACAAGTTGGTAACGACTACGAAGAAATGTATCAGTATTTGATTAAATTATTATTTGAGGATTAAAAAGATGGAAAATAGAAGCACACACTACGGAGACGTATCAAACTGGATTGAAAAGATAATTGATTCTTGTGAAACATACCAACAAACATTTACTGCTAAAAAATTGATTAGTAATTTTGCAAAACAATTAAGAACTAAATCTCCAGATAAATACTGGAACAATTATCAATACACAGTTATTGACCCACTTAATGATTTGGTAATAATTAAACGACAATCATTCATAAATAAGATTGAGGAACAATGGAAGAAATAAAATACCCAATAGGTGGTTTTGCACCTGGTGACTATATATGTAAATGCGTAACCTGTAAAGAACAATTTCACGGAGATAAAAGGTCCGTTCAGTGTGAACCTTGTGCTATTGAAATGGTTAGAACTAAAATAGTTGAAAGTGAGGAAGGTGGATTTGAAATTGAACGTGATTATTTACAGGGATTTATTGATCAGTTCGGAGATGGACCATTGGGTGAACTGAATCCAGATGAATGGACCGCACTTGATTTTTTAGAATGGTTAAAACTTAACAAATATAAAATTATAAAAGAAAAGAAAATATGAACAACAACCCATTTGATCCAAACATGTTTAAAAACTTAGAAAACGTGATGAAAGGTTTTCAACAACCACAAAACAATAACGGATTTTTTAATTTTAATAAGATTAAAAAATATTTAATAACATTTATTGTTTCAATATTTGTGTCAGGTTTTGCGTTAGGATTGGCAATTGGATTATTATTTTAAAATTAAAAAAGCATGGAAAAAGTAATTGAAGTAAATTTAGGAATTGGAATGAATATGTTATTTCCTGAAACAGTAAAGATCGTTATTGAAGACGATACAGATAATGAAACAACTAAAAAACCAAGTAAGGTTAAACCGGAAATAGAAATAGAAAAGGAGTAGGGGTTTACCCTATATTTTAAAAAATCACTTTTTTAATCAAAATAAATTGTTTAAGTTTGTATAAAAAATATATAAAATGAAAAACATACATTTATTACCAACAGAAAAACCAAGTAGGTTAACTAAACCTGGTGGGAGTTCATCCATTAAACTTTATACTAATGGATTAACTAACACACCAAAAGGACATTGTAAGAATTATCATTTGTACATTACTTCTGATGAAGAAATTAAAGAAGGAGATTGGTGTTTGAATACACTTAAAAACATTATATACAAAAAAGACAATCTACCTATGGATATAGTGTGGAAAAAAATCATCCTAACAACAGACCAATACTTAATTACAGATGGTGTTCAAGCTATTGATGATGAGTTCTTGGAATGGTTTGTTAAGAATCCAAGTTGTGAGGAAGTTAAATTAAAAGATTCAAAAAAAGTTAAAGAACACATTTGGGATGGTTCAAATAATGGGGAAATAATTTGGGAAAAAGAAATCATCATTCCACAAGAAGAACCTAAACAAGAAACACTTGAAGAGTATTCTAATGGACTTTACAAACAAAGTTTAAAAGATGATATAGATTTATCTTTTTATGATGGCGTTAGATTAGGGGCTAATTACCAAGCTGAAAGAATGTATAGTGAGGAAGAACTAAAAAATGCAATTGAAATATCTGTAGCTAAAGCACTTGGTGTAATGAGCTTTACAATAAATGAAGAATCGTTTGAACAATTTAAAAAGAAGTACCATATAAAATGATTGACTGATGAAAAAAATTTACATATTCTTTTGGTGGTTACGGAATCATCCGGAAATAGTTTGGATGAAAATTAAATCAATTTTTAAAATAAAACAAAGATGAGCGAACAAATTAAAATAGAACTTTCCTTTACTATGGAGGAAATGGAGAACTTCCTTTTATACAACTACCCAACAAATTATCACTGGAAAGATAGGGTTAAAAAAGATGTGATGGTGTGGGGTAATGATAACGTAGTTGAAGATATAAAAGAAGAATTTGTTAAGTGTTTCAAGGAAACATTATTGAGTCAAAGACTTAATTCAAGACCATCAATATACAAATAAAATAAAAGATGAATAAAGAAACAAAATTTAAAGTGGGGGACAAGGCTCACAAACCAAAAGGTTATAAATTTCCTTGTACAATTGTAGGTGTATTTGAAACAATTAATGGCGACATCCGGGTTGTTGGTGAAATGGATGAATACGGATTATTACACATCTTCAACGAAAATCAATTGGAACATTATGGTAAAGACGAACCAGACTTATTGAATGAGGCTTATAAGAATTACTTCATTAAAAAAAGTTCTGAAACTGGGCCTTTTGGGATTGCTGGTATAATACCAACAAAAGAAGAATTTATCTATGATTGTAAAACAGATCCGGAGTTCTCTGAAAAGTGGGGACTAACCATTGAAGAACGAGAGTTGAGTGAGGATGAAAGGTATGATTTGTGTGCGGCACGTAAAAGTAAGATGACCGCAATATCAGAAGAAGATTATATTAAGTATAACATCCCAACCAAACTAATCACAATAACATACAACGATAAAACAATAGAAAGTTATGAATAAAGAACAACAAGATATAATTTTAGATGTTTATAGAGAACATTGTTTAGAACAGTCCAAATATTTGACACATGGGGGTACAATACAAGAATTCATCAACAAATGTAAAACAGATACAGAGTTCTCTGAAAAGTGGGGACTAACCATTGAAGAACGAGAGTTGAGTTTTGAAGAAAGGTATAAAATAGCTCTCCCAATATGGAAAGAAAAATACGGTCTTTTAGCTAATATGATGGTTCCTACTAATGTAGATAACACACCTTATAAAATCCCAACCAAACTAATCACAATAACATACAACGATAAAACAATAGAAAGTTATGAATAAAGAACAACAAGAATTATTGGATGAGGCTTATAAGGCATTTGAAAAGTGGTACAACGAACATTCAGGTAAGGAAGATTATACAGGTTACTTTGTCCCGGACAAAGAAGAATTTATTAGACTAATCAAAACAGATGATCTGTTCTCTGAAAAGTGGGGATTAAAAATTGAAGAACGAAAGTTGAATTTAGATGAACGAGCTAAACTCCACCCAAATCCTGAAAATTTCTATGATATTCACGGAACATTTTCAATTAGTAATAGTATTGAAGATAGTAACTTTCCAGATAAAGATTGGTTACACGAACAATTTGATAAACACAATATCCCAACCAAACTAATCACAATAATATACAACGATAAAAAAATTGAAAGTTATGAATAAAGCCGATAAATATTATATCCAAAATCTATCAAATATTATGTCAGATGGATCTTGGGATGAAAATCCAAGACCAAAGTATTCTGATGGAACACCGTCACATTCAAAGTTTATAACACAAGTATTTGAAGAATATGACATATCAAAAGGCGAGTTTCCAATCCCAACATTAAGAAATACCGCAATTAAAATTGGTATTAAAGAAATTTTATGGATATACCAAAAACAAACTTCATCACTTGATGTTGCTCGTGAGATGGGTATTAACTGGTGGGAAGAATGGAATATTGGAGATAATAGTATTGGTCAGAGATATGGCGCAACAATCAAAAGATATGATTTGATGAATAAACTACTTGATGGATTAGTTAATGATCCATTTGGTAGAAGGCATATTATTAGTATGTATCAATATGTTGATTTAGAAGAAACAAATGGTTTATTTCCTTGTGCTTATGAAATACTCTGTTCGGTTAGAAAAGTTGATAAAGATAAGGTTTTGGATATGACGTTGGTCCAAAGATCAAACGATTATTTGGTTGCGGGTTATATTAATAAAGTGCAATATTTGGCTTTACAAATGATGGTTGCGGGACATTGTGGTTATAAAGTTGGTAAGTTTTGTCATTTGGTTCAGAATCTACATATATACGATAGACATTTTGATGGTGTTTCAGAACTTTTAAACAAGGAACCATTAGACACACAACCAAAGTTAATTTTAAAGGAAAATAAAAACTTCTACGACTATACAATTGATGATTTTGAGATTACCGGTATTGACGGTATAACTAAAATAAATTCAAAATTAGAGTTGGCAATTTAGGTTTTTCGTTGGTTTCCATATATTTATATAATATACGGAAACCGATGGATTATTTGAAAATTTATAATAGTATTGTTGAAAGAGGTAAAAATAGAACTATCACTGGATACACAGAAACACATCACATCATACCAAAATGTCTTGGGGGGTCAAATGATGTTTGGAATTTAGTTGTTTTAACCGCTAGAGAACATTTCATCTGTCATTTACTTTTATGTGAAATTTACCCTAAAAACACAAAATTAAGATTTGCATTATGGAATATGTGTAATGTTAAGAGAGAATACCAAGAAAGACATAAAATAAATTCAAGGTTATATGATTTAATAAAGGAAGATTATTCTAAAAGTATAAGAGGGACTAATAATCCAAATTTTGGTAAAAAACTTACAGAAGAACAAAGAAACAAAATTAGTTTATCAAGAATTGGTAAATATGGCGGTGAAAAAAATTCATTCTACGGAAAAAAACATACAGATGAGACACTAAAAATATTAAGAAAAAAAAGTTCTGATCACAGACACACTGACAAAACAAAAGAAAAAATGTCAATCGCACACAAAAATAAGTTGTGGTTTTATAATGATAAAGGAGAACATTTAAGGACATTACCTGATGATCCAAGAATTATTGAAGAGGGATGGAAAAAAGGTAGAATTGGTGGTAAAGAAATATCAAAATTAGCGAATGAAAAAAGAAAAGAAAAATACGCATTGATAGAACCACCAAAACCACAAGCTAAAAAATGTATGATTGATGGTTTGTTATTTAATTCTGCGGTTGAAGCTGCAAAATATTTTAATATGCCAGACAGTAGTGTAAGAGATAGGATAAGAAATAAAAACTTCCCAACTTGGAATTGGGTATGTCAATAGTAAATTAAGAACAGTATTTATACTAATTTTCATAGGGGTTTACACCCATTTTAACTAAAAATACTTTTCAAATCAAAATAGATTGTTTAAGTTTGTATAAGAAATTTAAAAAATATGAAAAACATACATTTATTACCAACAGAAAAACCAAGTAGATTATTTTACAATAAAAAAGATTCTATATTTACAATAGATAATGATTTTGAAAATGTAATAGAAGAAGATTGGTTTCAAGATTATAATATCTACATCACTTCCAATGAAGAAATTAAAGAAGGAGATTGGTGTTTATGTTCTGAAGAATTAGTCCATAAAGTAGTAGAAATTAAATCAAATATAGGTATAATTAGATTTCAAGATGGAGTTACTGAAGTATTAAATGCTTGCAAAAAAATCATTCTAACAACAGACCCAGAGTTAATTGCAGATGGTGTTCAAGCTATTGATGATGAGTTCTTGAATTGGTTTGTAAAGAATCCAAGTTGTGAGTGTGTTGAGATTGAAAGAATGGAAGATGGTAAATACATTGATAGATTTGCTGATGGTACTATTAAAGAAGGTATTTACGAGAATTACAAAATCATCATTCCACAAGAAGAACCTAAACAAGAAACATTAAATAAAATAAATAATATGGGCGAAGAAATTAAAAAACAGATAAATCTGTTAGAAGAAGAACAAACCAGAGTAAAACAATTTATAAATGAAAATAATTTTAATTGTACCACGGCGCCTTGGGTGATCGCTAAACAATATAGAGATGAAATTAAAAAACATATTGGAATTTTAAAAATGAATTTAGAAAATTAGTAATAAAAAGTAAAATAAATTAAGATGAAACAAACAGCAGTAAAATTAAAAGACGGACAAATAGGGTTGGTAATTAGAGAGTGGAATTGGGAAGAAAACCCACAGATGAAAATTTATAAAGATAGTACATACAAAGAAAGATTACACGAGGATTTTATCGATGTAGAACTTAACGGGCAGTTGAAAACACACAAACAACCTTTTGGTCCAAATCCTGTAGAGAGTACTTTTCATCATGTGTTTATGACTGTATGTAAAAAAGATATTGAATATGTAACTTTATAGTCAGGTGGCGGAATGGTAGACGCAACAGACAAAACAGTGAATATTACCGAAATCCTGGTCCTTGTGGTTGGGTCAGGTGTAAAGATATTCGTACGGGTTCGAGTCCTGTCCTGACTACAAATTAAAAAATAAAAAATTATGAAAACGGCAGTAGAATGGTATAACTTAAAAGTAATTGAGTTAATGACACAAAGAGAACAAGGAAATATTGATGTACTTGAGTTTAGAAATCAACTTGATTTGTTATTAGAGCAATCCAACAAAATGTTTGAAGATCAGATAATGGAGGCTTGGAATAGCGCAGCTGGAGGAGATGGTTTTTCTAGTGCAGGACAATATTATATATCTAATTTTAAATCGGAGTAACATGATATGTGAAAAAATTGTAACTTGTATATGTCAAGGAATATTAATTTTTAATACAGTTTATTTAATACATTTTTTCGTCCATAAAATACTTAAAAAGAAATAAAAAAATAGAATATGAAAACAGCAGAATTAGTGAAAAAATGTCAGGACAGAATGAAGTCCATAAGAGATAAAATTGAAACTAAAAGAAAATCTAAAAAAGTGTACAGTGAGGAAGAAGTGTTAGAATTTGCTAATTGGTGTAGAGTACAAGATAATAAATACCCTAACAGAGTTATAACTATTCAACAATTATTTGAACAATTCAAAAAGAAGTAGTATGGAAGGAAAATACCTAATAACAACAGAAAAATACTTTACAGCACCAGATGGATTATCCTATCAAGCGGTTTGGGGTGATGTTAAAATTGTGGAGGACGCAATCCTTGGAGTTAAAACCAACAGGAATAGTGCCAACTGGTATGCGGTTGTTGGTGGAAATGGTAAAGAAATTATAATTGCGGGATGTCAGATCTTTTATGCGATTAAATGTGAAGAGAAACCAAACACCGGTAGAGTAATGGAATGGCACAGTTCAGATAACGGAAGTGTTGTTGAAAATGAAAGACCAACTAAAATTTATATTGCCCAGTAATATGATACACCAAATAAAAACCTTTGATGATAAGACCCTTGTGGAACTGAAAGTTATTGATCACGGAACAGAATTTTATACTTCAAACGAACTTTCCGTTCTTAAACAAAAAATTATGGACGCAAACCAAGAACACGGTTTACAATTTGAGAATGATTTCTCATATTTAAATGGAATTAAAGAAGAAACAATAAACGATAAATTCACTGAAATAAGTGAAAAATGGGGATTAACCTACGAAAAAGTATAACTATGAAAGAACTATCAAATAGACATATGAACGCAATTAAAAACACATTTCCTGACTTAGAGATTCAAAAGGAAGTTGAACCACAAACACAACTTGATGAACTAAACGACTATTTGAGGTTATTAGCCGATATGGATAATATTGGTATTAGAAGAAAACTTTTTCTTCTTGAGGGTTATATGAATAAAGTTATAAATCAATTAAAAAATAAATAAAATGAGCGAAAAACAGACGTATGATTATGGATGTGTGATGTTGTATTTTGATTTTCCTGAAATCAAAAACCTACATTCATTAATTGATGAAGAAGATATATACACCGAAGATGGTGATAGGAGTTTTGGTTTAGAAGATGAACCACATACAACATTACTTTATGGGCTACACGATGACGTAACAGAAGATGATGTTAGAGATGCTATTAATGGTTTTGATTATGGAACTTGTAGAATCACAAATCCATCTTTATTTGAAAATGAAAACTATGATGTTTTAAAATTTGATGCAAGTGGTCCAAACCTACACGAAACAAATTTTGAACTAAAAAATTACCCACACACGACATCTTTTCCTAACTACCATCCCCATTTAACAATCGGTTATTTAAAACCAGGTATGGGTAAAAAATATGTAAATAAACTAAAAGGATTACAGTTTAAATTGGATCCGACCCATGTTGTGTATTCTATGGCAAATGGGGACAATAAAAATATTGAAATATGAAATACAGAAAAAAACCGGTTGAGATTGAAGCAATCCAACTAACAGAAGAAAATCTTGATAAAATAATGGAATTTTGTGGTGATAAAATTAAATCACATCCACTTACAGGTGTAATTATTGAAACACTTGAAGGTAATATGACTGCAGATAAAGGAGATTACATAATCAAAGGAATTAAAGGTGAATTTTATCCGTGTAAACCGGACATTTTTGAATTAACTTACGAAAAAGTATAATTATGAAAACAAAAGTATATTCAGCATTCCCCGGTGTAGGTAAGACAACTTATTTTAACACCACAGATAAAAACGTATTGGACAGCGATAGCTCAAAGTTTGATAAGAAGAATTTTCCTGCAAACTACATTGACCATATTGAAAGAAACATCCAAGACCCTAAAGTTGATAAGATACTTGTATCATCACATAAAGACGTTAGAGACGCATTACTTAAAAAAGGAATACCTTATGTGTTAGTTTATCCCGAAAGAGACATTAAAGATGAATATATCCAAAGATATAAAGACAGAGGTAATAACGATGCGTTTGTTGACTTATTAAATAAAAATTGGGATAATTGGATGGACGAGATGGACGATCAAGAAGGTTGTCAAAAAGTAACACTTAGTTCGGGACAATATCTAGCGGATGTAATTGGTTAAATTATGAAAAAACTATTCAAATTTTTAGGTTGGTTAGAACAACAAAGAATAAACGCGATGTCACAATCGGGTAGAGGATGGGTATAAAAAGAATACACGTTAACCAACACAACGTTAGGTCCAATAAAACAAAGGACACAGATCTTCCTGTTATTACAATTAAGGAGGGTAAAACAAATACGTATTGTAATGAAGTTGAAATACTTGGACCTAGTAAGATAAAGTATTGTGGTAGTGGAGATAAAAAACCAATTCTTAGTTGTGGTGCAAGAGTGGTGATTGAAACAGAAAGTGAGATAAGAGTGATTGGCTAATTAATTGCTAATGAATGTTCATTTAATCGTCGACAAACATCAATTTAATACAGTTTAAACGTATTTATATTAAGATGAAATATTTTATTACTTTTATTTTTATTTTACTAGTTACGTTTTACAAATCACAATGTAACGGAACACAATCTTTTACATTAACACCCCCACCTGTTGGAGGAACTTATTTACCCGGACAAACTGTAACCATGTGCTATACTATGAACGGATATACCCAAGCCGGAACAAATTGGATTGAAGGATTTGATTTGACATTAGGACCTGGTTGGGCATCAGTTACTCCTCAAACAGCACCTGCAAATTGCGGAGGAAATGCAACAGGAGGTCAATGGGTTTGGAGAACTTCAGTAACATCAACCACAACACCGATAGTAACTGTAGGTCCTGGATATTTCTTTGACTTGTCGGTTGACGGTAACCCCGGTAATGATTTTGGTGATGCCGGATCATGTGTTTGGACATTTTGCGTAACATTAACTGTTGCAAACGTATGTACACCACAAAGTCTATTATTACAAGTAACACCAGGATCTGATGGTATGTGGGGTAGTTATACAAGTAGCACTTGCGACTTAGCAACACCATTCACCGTATTTAACGGAACAATAAACGTAGTCCCAATTGTTTTGGGACCAATAAGCCATAATTAAAAAACTATGAAAAAATTATTAATCTCTTTAATGTTATTGACCTCATCAATTTCATTTTCACAATTAACAACAACAAACCCCGATACGGTTTGTTATCAATCAACCTCTCTATCAACCTATACAGTACCATCTGTTGGCTCAGGAACTTATACTTGGACTGTTACTGCGCCTGGAGTTATTACTGCAGGTCAAGGAACTAATTCTATAAGTGTCAATTGGTCAGCCGCGGCACCTGGATTAATCACAAATGGTGTGTCTGTAACATATTCTTCACCACCACCAGCTAACTGTCCCGCAACACCTGTTAACTTAAATGTATTAATATATCAAGTAATACCAACAATCACAGCATTAGGACCATTTTGTGAATCTGATCCTTGTGTGACTTTAGTCGGATCTCCTGTAGGTGGAGTATGGTCAGGTCTTGGTGTTTCAGGAAATCAATTCTGTCCTGATAACGTAACAAATGGAACGAACGCAACATCAACAGTATCATATACTTTTAGTTCTGCTGGATGTACATTCTCTACTTCTGTTGTTGTTCCTGTTTATGGCACACCAACATTATCACCTATACAACATAACTAAATGAAATTCATTTTTTTCATATTATTTTTATTTATGTCCTTAGTTACTTCGGCACAACAACTTATTGAATTGTGTGCCGGAGAAACTAAAACTGTTACGTACTTCTCAACATCAACGGGTGACGGAACAACGTCATGGTTAGTTAATGGTATTGTGTATAACACAGATGAAATAACTTATACATATAATAATGAAGGAACTTACAATATTGTTGTAAGAAGAGAAAATGGACCTTGCTATGTTGAACAAACATTACAGGTTGTGGTTTCTGAATGTCCCGGTGTGACTTATTGGGTTCCGAATTGTTTTACTCCCGATGGTAATGAACATAACCAACTATTTGGACCTATGATGATTGATGGGTTTGATATAAATGGTTTTGAGTTTATTGTTATTAATAGATGGGGTAATATCGTATGGGAATCTCAAGACCCTAATGGGAAATGGGACGGAACATATCAAAATAAAATGTGTACAGATGGTGTGTACATTTGGAAATTAACCTTTAATGTCTTTGGTAATGACGATAAGATTACTGACCATGGACATTTAACTATCTTGAGGTAATTCTGTAATTAAACCCATCTCTATTAATTGATCAATAGAGTTATTTTTAGGGGCCTTTAGATAATAGTTCTCACCATCATTTCTAAAAAAACACCAACCTGATAATACCGTATTTAAATGATTATACGTTTCTTTATCTTTTACTTTATATACTTTTAATCCCACCATCGTTCAATTTTTTGTTCTAATAATTTAAATAATAATTTTCTTGCTTTTTCTTGATTGTGTTTAGCAACTAAATGACAAAGATTTCTTTTTTCTAAATCATTACCATTTTCTTTTAAAACTTTTCTAACACTTGACGGATATTTTTTTAAAAACTCATCATAATTTTCATTTAGAACTGTCATTTTCATCTCCTTTAAGTTTGGATTATCTTCGACTGGAATAAAATCAAATTTAGTTTCACTATAATCAAAATCTTCCATACCGTAATATTCTTCTTTTACTCTTTCAAGTAAGTTAAGAGCAATTGTCATATCACGATTATCTCTATCTATATCAGTGTGACGATTTGCGCTGATGATTTCTTGTCTTTGATGTTCTATCTTTTTTTGTAGTATTGTGTAGATATGCCAAGAGTCCCAATCTCTATCTTTATATAAAGTTGGTACCCATCTGAATATGTTTTTAACTCCGGTTAGAAAGTATCTTATTCTCCAATGTAATTTGTTAAATAGAACCTCTCTACTCCAAGCAGAATCATTTGGTACTATCAGTTTTTCGTAATTTTTCATTTTGTTCTTCTTTGTATTGCAAATATACGGAAAAAATTACTAAAAAGTTAACAAAAACACATAAAAAAGTTTCTAATAAATAATGCCAATCAGTCTGTGTCATGGACACATGAGTCCCAAACCACATAAATGAACCATACTTATTCATTATTTGTACTACTAAATACTTCAAAAATTTAATCATAACGTTACTATTACATTTATAATTATATTTATTTATATGAAAAAAAATCTAAAAGAGTTAAATCCCGAACTTGAACCTGGAGATAGAATTATATTAATTTATATGGATGACTATACAAACCCAATTCCTACTTTGTCAAAAGGAATTGTACACGAAGATCCAGAAACATATAAATTAAATAGACCAAAATTTTTAGGAAAAGGTTGTGGTTATGCTTATGCGGTGACTTGGTATGATGATGAAGGTAACTATATAGGTAAGTTACCTTTAGAACCTGATGATGATAGCTGGATTTTTGATAAAGATTATTATAAATAGAAAAACTATTTATTACCACTGATTGATATTTTTTTATATTTTTTATATTCTTGTTTAAAAAAATATTATGACAAACGAACAAATATTAAAATACGGAGAAATACAATACCTTAAAGGTAGATTAGATGAATTATTTAAATCATTTGACATAATGATGGACGTATATGGTAGTAGATTATTAGACCAAAGAATTGAAAAGTATTTAACAAAATTAAAAAACGTTGATGAGGTTTCATATCATTTGTATCAAGTAGAATTAAAAACAAGACGTAAGTCAAAGGAGAGATCTAAAAAAGATATTAAAGAACTTTTAAATGAAGTTTTAAATGTTGAAACAATATCTGAAGAATTAATTGAAAAAATTAAAAATCAAATTGATAAGTATTAGAAATAATTTACTATATTTGTATTATGAAAATGAGAATAACTTTTATATCTGATACCCACACCAAGCATGATAAACTTAATAGTTTTTTACCTGGTGGTGATTTGTTATTACATGCGGGGGATTTATCTAGTAGAGGTTATATCACTGAACTTGAAAACTTCTTCAAATGGTATGATAAAATAGATAACTACGACACTAAGGCTTTCATATGTGGTAATCATGACTTTGGGTTTCAAGACGACTACGAAAAACTTAAAGGGATATTAACTGGTTATAAAACCATAGACTATTTACAAGATGATTGGATGGGTGTTGGTGAAGACATAGATAACATGGTTAAAATATGGGGTAGTCCTTGGCAACCTGAATTTCATAATTGGGCATTCAATCTTCCTCGTGGTGAAAAAATAATAGAAAAATGGAACTTGATACCAAAAGATGTTGATATACTTGTAACTCACGGACCCGCCTTTGGTAAATTGGATTATGTTCGTTATGATGCTTTGAATGTTGGTTGTGAAGACTTGTTAGTTAAAATACAAGAAATAAAACCTAAAATACATGTTTGTGGTCACATACACGAAGGTTACGGTTATGTTTTTGATGGTGACACTCACTTTATAAATGCTGCAGTTCTTAACGGACGATATGAATTCCGAAATAAACCAATAACTGTTGATTGGGATCCTAAAACAAACGAATTAGAATTTGTTGATTAACACCGGTTATAAATTAATCGGTGTTATTTCAATAATATCGGCACCAAATCCTTTATTCTTTAATGTTACTTCTTGTTCGTTAGGGTAAAGAATATTATTTTTTATTGACTCATAAAAATCAATAAGTTGTTTTTGAACTTTAACTTTAATCAAATAAGGGGTTTCACCATAAGAACTATCTCTTAAAGATCCATAATGACTATCAGTTAAGTTTTTCTTATTCATAGAGTAATGGTTACCGGGATATTGTGTGTCTATCTCATCTTCACTATCAGAAAATACGATTCTATATAGTGTTAATGTTTCAGGTAAATTATCATAAAACTCTGTGATGTTATTTAACTCATACATCGCATCATCATTTTCAAAACCCATTTCATATAAATAACCAAGAAGGTTGTCAGTATTATCTTCAGTTAATCTAACATAACTTTCTTTAATTAAATAACCCCCATCAAGTTTTTCAGGTTCAACATTTTTTGGTTGTAGAGGTGGATCCAATAAGTACTTTTCATTTAACCAATGTCTTAATTCATTTTCAACAAAAAACTCAGGGACCTCCTCTTCATCAGATTTTTCACTTGCAATTTCGGCAATGTATCTTGCAAACTTAACTTTATCCCTATCATTGATCATTGTCAACAAACCATCAGAAATAAAAAATATTTTTGATAGTGGATCACTAATACCCAACTCACCTTCAACAAGGTTAAATATTTTCATAATGGATTTACCCCACCATGTTTTATAATTTGTTGTTTCTTCTAATGCTGGTCTAAATACTTTATTAAACGCCCTTAAAACTGAACCTGTAAACCCAGCAATTGCTAATTGTGGGATAAACCATGGCATTAATCTTAAAAGTGCTTTGTAACCCCCTTCACCAATATTTAAAAATAATCTTCTTGTTTTTGCTGACTCAACCAACTCTCTTAATTGACCAAAAGTTATTTTACCCTGAGCACTACAGAATTTTTTTGCGTCACAAATATTTTTAATTGCCCTATCGGATGGTTCTATTTCTTCTTTTAAATCTTCTTTGGTATCAGAAAGATTACCTTTTACTTTTTTGATTATATTTCTAATTGTAAAAACTAAACCAGCTAAAACAACACCACTTAATAAAACATTAATATTATCTGTTGTGATGTTTCTATCATTTATTATTTGATTTAAAATTTTCATTATTGGTGTTAAAAGAAATGCGAATCCTAATATCTCACTTAAAGAATATGTGACACCTAACGCACCTTTAAAAACACTTCTAATAATATCTGTAATATTTTTAATTAGTTCTTTTGTGCCGTCTAAAGCCTTAGTTAAACCTTTTTCTTTTACCTTTTCAATTAATTCATTTGCGTCTTTATTGTTTAAAAGAATTGCAAATGAGGATATGATTAAAAGTGCGACTTCTGATGGATCTAAATTAAATCCTGATCCTGATAACATTCTTGATACAGGACCCATAAACGCACCCATACCAGCACCAAATGTGAAAACAATACCTGCATTTATTTTAAGGTCTTTTAATGTGTCCTTAATTATATTTTCATTTAAGATTTCTTTATATTGATCTTCTGTTA